TAGGGTTTGATCCGGGCCGGGTCCAGATCGCCCATATCAGGCGGCACCATTTCCAGCATCATCTGGCTGGCAAATTTACCCGCCGCCGTTCGGGCGCGGATCTGGTCGATCTTCGCCGCCGAAAACCGTTCCGGCCACGCTGACAAACCGTTTTCATCGGTGATCGGCAAACAAAACCGCGAAAACCCGTTTAAAAACGGGGCATCCTCGCCGGTTTCAGGCCGGGTTTCATCGGCATAGATCGAATAATAACTGTGCGGTGTGCCAATAAATACCTGCATCCCGCCGGGGCTTAAAACATAGGAAATCTCGCCCAGTTTTTCGCGCAACTCCTCGCGTTTATGCGCGGTATCACAGGTTTTCGGGACTTCCACATCGTCACAAATCACCACGTCGGCGCGTGACCCGGTAATATTGCCACCAATCCCCGCCGCCTGCATCGACGGGTCGCGCAACTCGCCGGGCCGGTTAATGGTAAAACGCTCTGCCCCCCAATCGGTCAGCTTCCCCGGTACTGCTGCTTTCGTTAAAGGGTGGCGTTCCACAATGCGTTTCACATTGCGCACCATCTTTTTTGCCAAATCAAGGTCGGCTGCCAACACCAGAATGCGCAAATCCGCATTGCAATACAGCAACCACGCGCAAAACAGGCCCACCATGGTCGATTTGCCACTGTTCCGAAATGCCATCAGCAACAACTCACGCGGGCCGTGATCATTATGGTGCTGCAACCAGTGCGCCATTTTCTGATGATGCGCCGGTGTGCCCTGCCCCAGTTTCCGGTTCCATATCCAGACAAACTCGGCAAGGCTGGCCTGGCATTTCTGCATTTTGCCTCCCCCTTCCCTTCAGGTCACACCGGTTTTAAAAACCACCCCGATTTTTCAAATCATCCGCTTTGCATTGCGGTTCTGGCAGCCAAAATCAGTTGTGAAACGTCATCGCCCCCCTGCTCCGTTGCCTCCACATGCCCCCGATCAGCAATATCCTTGGTGCCGTTTTTCCGAACCGGCGTTTCTGCGGCCAAATCTTCGTCACAAACCCAGCGCAAAAGTTTGATCAGACTTTCCACATGCGCCAATGCGGCCTTGCACGCGGCCTGATGGTTCACAATCCCCTTGGCATCCATCACGTCGGCCGCGTCGCGTGCCACCCGATGATACGCCTTGCGTGCCCGGCGAATATCGGTTGGCAAACTGCGCAAAAGCTCGCTTCGCAACCGTGCCAATCGCCCGCGGTCCTCGTCGGAAAATCCGCTATCCGTGGCATCTTCCCCTTCATTCCGGCATTCCGCCCCGGTTCTGATATCCGCCAATGTTACACCGCCCCGCTGGTACAAAGGGCGACCAGCCGGTCATCGCCCAGCCGCCCCGGCCAATAAGACATCGCCCGCACATAGCCATTAAGCTGGCTTGCCGTGCCTGCGTAAGACCCGATCCCCAGTGTTTGAAAATTACGCGGCAAGGCAAAACCGGGGGGCGATTTTAAAACCCCGTTTTGGGTGGCGACGGCAATGTCATCATCATCAAACGCCAGTGCCACCAGGTTGCGCTGACCTGGCACCAGTGCGCCATACAGCGATTGCGTAATCAATTGCTGCCCGCCTTTGCGCAGGCTGATGCGCAACTGGTCCGCCGCACTGTCATAGGCCAAATCCAGATGGTCATTATTCAGGCTGGTTGAATAAAGCTGCATCACCCGCCAGATCCCGCTCCAGGCCGCTGGTAACGCCAGATCAAAAAACAGCGTTCCGGCACCGGGCATAAACCAGCCATCGGATAAATCCAGCCGCACATCATCGCCAGCGCGCGCAGCAGGAATACCATTGCTGATCATGTCGCTGCTCGCAACCGGTGCGGCTTCAAGCTGCGCATTCCACACCAGCACCGATGCCGCCGCCCCCGAAATCGCCGTGCTGATCTTGGGATACCGGCTGGTGGCCGATGCCACCTCGGCAAACCCCACCCGTTGCCAGCGTTCACCCAGCGTCACCCCATGTTGCGACGCCCCGTTTACCCCGCCCAGCGTTATATTTGCCGTGCCACTCACCGCACGCATCCACACCGCAAAGGCATGGGTCGCCCCCGACGCCAGATTATCCACCCGCTGATAAATCCCGCCCGTCCCGGCGGCAAAATTAATCCGGGTTGCATTTGCGCTGCCATCCGGGGCCGTTCCCGCCCCGGCCAAAACCGTTACCCCCACATCCTTTTCCCAAATCGCATTGGCAAAATTCGCCGAATGGCGCAACAAATTTGCCGATGCCCCCTCAATACGCAGTCCCAGGGCCCGCCCGTCATCATCAAATTCAAAGGCGGGCATATTTGCAGCAATTTCCGTAACCACCCCTGTTTCATCCTTCACATGCGTGGTGCTGCCCCGCGCCACCTGCAAATAATCCGTCAACGGCAAAAACCGCATCGCCATATCATCTGTCCTGTTTTGAAAGCCGCCACCGGGCATAACAAAACCCCGCCAGCGCTGTTGCTGGCGGGGTCCGTCCCCCTCACATATCAAACCGAACGATACTCAGGCGCTCAGCCGCACCGCATGAAACCAGCTTGCCAAACTGGTTGCGACAATATGGCGCGTATCGCTCGCCCCATGTGCCACCCGCACCCGAAAGGCGTTATCTGTGCCAATGCCCGCCCGGGCAATGCCACTGCATCGCAATATTTTGCGCCCGTCCGCCCCATTGGGCAGGGTATCAACGCCTTGCAAATGCATGTTCCAGCCGCCTGCCCCCAACCGCTCCACAAACACCATGCCCTGCACCGACTGGTCCGCCAGTTCCATGCACACGCCAATGTCAAAATGGTAATGCCCCGGTGGAACATTGGCGATGCCGTCATACCCGGCATGATAAAGACCGTGGCTGTCAGTCACGATGCTGTCCCATTCCACAATAAACTCGCCATTGGCCGGGATCGCCTGTTGTTGCGTGCGCAACATTTTTACCAGCGGCCCGCCCGACCGCAAAATTTGCACCTGCCAGCGGCTGCCATCGCAAAACACCTCTACCGCATCGCCGCGCATCGGCAGGGCAAAAACAGCCCGCTCCGCTCCACCATCCACCGGGTGCAGCACATCCACACCCACCGTCGTAATATCGGTCGCCGTGCCATCCCCGTTAAAAATGCGAAATTTCACGCCGTTGCGGCTGGGTTGGCAGGGCGGAAGCGTAATTCGCCCGCCGTTCGAAACCCGCACTACCACCCCGCTTTGCCGGGGGGTCAACGTCACATTGCCCGGCGCGTCAACCATCGGCATCCGCCGTTCATCCTGATAGGCCAGTGCCCGCCCGGTGCGACAATCAAGCTGCAAAACCGCCGTGGCCGACTGGCTGACAAACCCGGCAAACGATGATTGCGCCTGCTGTGCCGCTGCGCTGGCTTCATTTGCTGCGCGGTTCGCCATTTCGCCTGCCGCCTGCGCCCTGGCAATCGCGGCACCATCCGGCCCGTTTACCAGTTGGCGCGCCGTTTCATCCCACATAATCGCCCGGCCTGCCTGCGGGCCGGGCAATTGGGCCGACACCCCCTCCCCGCTGGCATTAATCGCCCCGTCAGGCATCCGCAATGTGCCGGCAAATCCTGCTTCCACATCACCAAGGGCGGCCAGCACATAATCAAAATCGGCATTTAAAACATCGGCACGCAGGCTGCTGCCGCTGTCATAATGGCTTAACCGGCGCAATCCCAACCGCCGGGATATCAACATATCGGCCCCCGTTAGCGGGGCTTTGGCAAACGTCACCGTGCCGCCGCTGGCCATCACACTGCCCTCGCCGGTTTCGCCGCTGCTTTGGCTGGTATTCAGGGTAATGCCAATATCTTCGCTAATCTCGTTGCCATTCATCGTTACCTTCACATCCGATGCGGCAAACACGGCAAATTCAAACGGAAATTCCCGGCTTTCCCCGTCGCCTTCATATCGCACCGCTGCCGGGTCGCGATTGGCAAAAATTGCACCCACGGTCTAGCCTCCCCAATTATCGCGCCGCGCAAACCACGACGTAATTTGCGACAACGTATTGTAACGCGATGTATCCAGCAAATTTTGCCGCTTATATTGCGCGCGCTGGTCAATACTGCTGCTTTGCCGGGCAAAGGCCCCATTGGCTGCGTCCTGCACATCAAGCAAACTGCGCTGCGCCCCTGCCAACACCGCACTGGCCGACCCTGCCGCCCCGGCCTGAATGCCCGACGCGCCCTGTGCGGCACGCAAACTCGCCTGTTGCACGCGTAATTTGCGGGCGCGCTCGGCATCGTCGCTGGCCTTTTGTGCCGCCAATGCCTGCTGCTCGCTTTGGCGCTGCGCATCAACCTGGCTGGCCGCTTTTTTGGCCTGTTTCTGGCTGGCTGCAATTTCGGTTCCGGTCTGCACCGCATTTGCCACCACCGGTACCCACGATGAAAATCCCCCCATCAGTCATTCACCCCCACTTCGCTACTTACACCCAGCAATAAAAAAGGCCGGGGCAAATCCCCGGCAATGCGCCACAATCCATTCTGCCCACCGCGTTTCCACCCCATGGCCCGCACCGTCACCTCGCCGCGAAACAACCCGTTTGCCTGGTCCAGAACCCGCCCGCTTGCCGGGTTGCGCAACGGCACCCGGCGCATCCCGCGCCCCACATCCACCGCCATCCCGGCACTGTCATGCAGGCGAAACGTCGCACAAATCAACCGCAAGCTGGACCCGCCATAAGGCCGCGATCCATCGCCCCCCACCGGGGGCAAGGCCGCAATTTCATGGCGAAACGGCAAACCCGCCATCACCTGTGTTTCCGGCGCTGCAAGCCGCACACTGCCCCCCGAAATCAAAACGTCGCGGTAAAGCTGGCTTCCTGCCCACACGCCAACTTCCAGGCCATCTAACAACCCAAACTGTCCCCATTGGGGTGTGGCCTCATCCGCGTGCGCCGTTAACGTCAAATCAAACCCGGCATCCTCATCAAACCGGCCCAGAAAAAACCGGTTCACACGTTCAATCGCCACATAAACGTCGCCACCACTCACCGCGACATTGCGAAACGCCCCGTCAATTTCCTGCCCGCTCCAGGCGGTTACACCCTCGCTACGATAAAGCGTTAATGTGCCAATCGTGCCATCGCCCATCACCACATGCAAAAGGCGCCGGCTTGCATCATAGGCCTGATCAACCGGCGCATTAATCAAATGGCTCGATAACAACGCCAAGTCCGCCGCACCGTATGCCTGCTCCAGATCGGTAAATAAAAACTCCCGTATTTCGGTGCCATTGCGTGCCGCAAACACCGTTGCCCCGTCGATGTTAACCGGGGGCACATTGCGGTCTGCCGCACTGCCAATGCGGGTTTGCCGCGTCACCTGAATATTTTGCGGGGTTAACGGTGTCCCGCTGACCATCCATTCCGCCCCGCTGGTAAAAACCTGCAAATCCCGGCCCGAAAACACCGCCGCAATCGCACTTACCTGGTCGGCGAGCAAGGCAAACTCAATGGCTTCGTCATCCAGCCCCTCGCCCAGTTCAAAATTAAACAACGCCCCCGAATGCGACATCCACAACCGGTTGGGCAAATCGCGCGACCCGCCAATCACCATCCGGTCCTGGTGAAAGGTCACACTGCGCGGCCAGCCCCGCACGGCGGAAAAGGCCGGTTCGGCAAAATCCTGCGTTTCATTGGCGTTGGGCAGCTGTTCACGCAGGGCAAGGGTGGCATGTTTGCCGTCGGCAACCGCGGTTATTTCCCCCTCAATCCCCTGTACCCGCCATTGCCCTCCCACATGTCCTGCCACAAAAACATCGGCACTGGCACTCAGGCCAACCGTCCCCGATACCCCCGATGGCTTTACCGACACATAAGGTTCGGCAAATTTGTAATAGGGTTGCTGGCGTTTGGTGGTGGTTTCACCCCATACCCAGCTTGTCACCAGCCAGTCTGCATCCGCCTTTGGCACAATGCGGATCGGCACCACATCAGGATGCACCACCAGCAACGTATCCGCACTTTGCGTCCAGCTGATCTGGCCCAAATGTTTGCTTTCAAACGGCGTGGTCAATTCCTGCACCACACTGTCGCCCGCATAAACCGTGGCCCGCAAATGCCAGAACACCACCAGAAACGGCTGATCGACATTATATTCAAACGGTACCAGCCGCACCGGCCCCGATACCTCATCAATTAACCGCACACCGGGCCTGCGGCACACCCCGCCCGATGGCAGCACAAACACATTGCGCAATTTGGCCGCCCCGTTGCGATAGGCGGCAATATCGCCCCGGCCCCATAATTTCGGTGCCAGTTCCCCGGCACTGAACGTGGTTTTTTCCAAAACACTGCGCGCCATTACCCCCGTGCCTCCAGCAAGGGAAAATCCTCAATCCGGCGCGGGGTCGATTGCTGGGCGTCAGCCAGTCGCGCCTGATGAAACAGCGTGTCTGCCCGCTTTTGCAAATATTCCGCCCGGCTGCCGCTTTCGGTTAACGGCAGGCAAAATTCCGCTGCCAGCCGCGCCATCAGGGCCATATCAAACCATACCGGCAACGACGCTTCAGGCATCCGCCCCACATAATTCAAAAATGCCCGTTCGGCCCCACATACAATCACACCCTTGCGCAATTCAAATTCCGGCAATTGCCCGGCACCACTTTCCAGCGACAACAACCTTATAAAATCCCCCGGCAGGGCAAATTGCCTGTCATCGCGGGCCAACTGGCCTTTTTCATCACAAGGCGGCGCCAACCGCGCCAGCCACTTGCCCCGCGCGGCAAACCGCCACGGATACGCCGCCAGCATCCCGTCACGCAGTGCCGGGTACAACATCGCCGCCACTTCCGCCTCCACCGTTTCCTCGGCAAAGGATGCAATCGGGCTTACCCCGATCATCACCAGTGCGCGTGCGCATAACGCCACATCGCTTAACGCCATCACGGCCTCCCTGCCAGCCACAAAAAAGCCCGGCTCAACCGAACCGGGCTTTCAAATTTTCCCGCCCCCCCCCCGATCAATCGGTATTGGTGGTGCCAATCGCTGTCATATCGCGCACATCAACGCCGTTAACATCGGCCTGCGTCACCAAAAACATCCCGCCCGAAACCCCGCCATCGCGGTTGGTATTGGCAAACATGATGTCACCCGCGCGCAGCATGTCGCGGGCGGGTGCAAAATAATTCAATGTATCCACATCGGTCGCCACATCCGGGGTCACGTAATGCCACAGGGTAAAACCGTTGGCATAGGCCAGAACGCTTAAATTCCGGGCCTTGAAACCTTCTGCCATTTTAATGCTCCGCTATTTTTTGGAAAAGACGCCCATCCGGGCCAATCAAAATGGCGGCACCATCGCTCCGCAAATACCGCGCCAATGATGCCGCCCAAACAGCCCCCTATTCCTTGGCCTGCAAGCAGATGATCCCGTCCCCGTCCACCTTGATCGCCCCCTGGCTCATGGAATTATTAATGAAATGTGCCGCATAGTCCCCGTGCCAGGTAATGTCAGTCTCCACATCCGCCCCCACCGCATGGCCAACTGCGGTGCGGTGATACCAAAAACAGCTGCGCACATCGTCCTTCACCGGCAGGCCCGAATGGGGCATCCACAATGTCCCCAGCCAGCGTTTGGCCTGCGTGCCCTTCCACGGCAAATCGTCATCACCAATATAATCCGACGATGCAAATTCCTTTACCGCCAGCAAATCCGACCATTGTTTCCAGCCAACAACCGCATAACGCTGCCCGTCATCGGGCACATCGAGTGTCCCCATGCCTTCAAAGGCTTCCAAAACCTTGTCCAGGGTCAAACCGGCATTATCGTGTACAACCACGTTTTCGGTTGTTTTCAGGGCCTCAATGATCAGTTCGTCGGTTTTGCGCCCCAGCGCATAGGCCCCGGCATTGGCCAGCACCATTTTTTCATCATGGTTGACCTTCAATTCATCCAGCGCATCCACCCAGTCCCCGGCATAATAATCGCTTAAATCACAGCGCACCGTTGCATGGCTCAGGTTCATCACGGGCACCTTGGCATGCCGGGCCTTGGTGGTGGCAATGCCTTTGCCCACTTTTTGAAAAACGGTGGTCGCCCCCTTAATCCCGTTTTTCACCCGCACGGTGTTGCGCAGCTTCGACCCCATCCGCTGATAGGCCTGATGTACATCGGCCTGAAAATGCTCAACAAAACTTTTATCAATGGAAATACTCATCGCCGCCCCTTTTGCGTTGGAAATTCTCACACGAAGGCCATCGCGACAAACAAGGCACAAACGCCTTATTTACCGCCTTAACTGTCATTTTATGGTCATGCTTTGATGGTTGTTTTCCTGTTCCGGATTCTGGCTTCCGGGTCAGATAGACCGGCTTGTTTACTGGTCGCCGGACGACCCCGATTTACAAAACGTCAACCCAGTCGGAGCCTTCCAGGTGCGCGCACGTACTTATGCAATTTTAACTGTTATCGCTTTGGCGGCGGCGGGTTATTTCACCCTGCCCTATACCCCTGTGCCTGCCTATTTTCATGCATTCACCTCTCGCGTGTCTGCCCTTACCGGCTTTGGCGCCGACCGCATCCGCAGCCGCGTCTTGCCCGACATGGAAAAACGCCTTAACGAAGCCGGCATTGCCGTGGGCGCACCGGTTTATTTGCGGGTTTTCACCGCCGATCAAAAACTGCAAGTCTGGCTGCGTGGTGACACCCGCTATAGCGAAATTCAGGATGCCGGTTTTTGCAGCGACCAGGACGCCGGCAACGCCGCCCTGCAAACACCCCCGCCCGGTGTTTATCGTATCCGCCGCGATGATTTATCCCCCAACAGTCCCAGCCACGTCGAACTGAATTTAAACCCCCTGCCCGATGACGACGCCCCATCCACCAGCGATGTGGCTGGTGCCATTTCCTACAGTCTGCATGGCAACTGTTCGGACCTTGCCGGTATTTCCCTTAATAATGACGACATCGAACAAATCTATCTTCTAGTCGATGCAGCCCTGCGCGCCGGTCAGCAATCTGTCCCGGTTCATATCTTTGAAAAACCCCGCGATATGGATGACAGCCTCGCTCTGACCGAAGACGCCACCAACAACAGCCCGGCACCCGGCCTCTATGATGTCTATGCCGCCTTCGAACGCTCCCGCATCCCGCCCGATGTCAGCAAAAGCGACGGCCGCTATCACGTCAAACCAGCCGATTAACCGTTACCCCACCACCGGCCATCCGCGCCCTTAATTCCCCTGGTGCAGCCGGTCAAATGCGGCTTGCACCCGGGCGACAATGGCCGGGTTGCGGTCGCGCCAGTAACGCGGGTCATTCATCAACCGGTTAATATCGTTCTGCCCC